ATATTATTTTATGGTGTTATTAAAAAATAAGGAAAAAAACTTACAAAACCAAAAATAATTTTATATATTTGTAATATACTTATTATATTATGATTATAATCGATTTATCAAAAGAAAAGAGCATTGAAAGTGCACTCAGAACCTACAAACAAAAAGTTCAGAAAACTAAGCAAATTCAAAAATTAAGGGAAAGACAACAATTTGAAAAACCTTCAGTTACTAGAAGAAAAGAAGTTTTAAAAGCTGTGTATGTTCAACAAATAAAAAACGGTCTTAATTAAGACCGTTTTTTAATTCTGTTAATCTGTAGTAGTTGTACTTAGATGTTGTCATTTTACTAACTTCATCTTTTACTTTATTTAGTTTAGTGGTTAATTCAGTGTCATTTGACTCATTTAAAAGTGTAGATACTTGATTAATGATTGATTCTTGTAATTCATTACTTTTGATAATTAAATCATCATGGGTAATTGATAAAATAGTCTTTAATTCTTCTTTTTGTGATTCTGATAATGTGTTAGAATATAAAACATTAAAATTGTTTGCCAAAACGGCTTGTAACAATGTTTCGTTTGGTACTAATGTCGAACCTTTAGATTCTTGTATTTCCTTTTTAGTTGTTAAATGATTTACTAATTTATTTTTAGCAATTACTTTCTTCTCAATATTTGATAATGAATCTTTTTCAGATAATATATCTAAAGACTCATATAATTCGTTATTTTCTATTTCGACATCACCTAATTTACTATGTAGAGATTCACAAAATACATTTAAATCATTCCAGTTACCCATTGGTTGACCGAAATATGTATTTAATCCCTCAACATACAATTTTGCGGTTTCCTTATCTTCAATATATTTGTTTTCAATTTCTTCATAAAACAAATACATTTCTTTAAATGCTTTGTTTTCTTTAATTGTGTTTAATATATCCTTAACTTCTTTCTTATTTTCTTTAGAATAAGACTCAGTTAATTTTGTCAACATTTTGGTTTTTATAACCCCGAATTTGTTCATTTTTAATCGTTTATAATATCGTTCAATTTATTTTCTATTTCATAAATATTCTGTTGAGCTCTTTCCATGTCAAATAAAATATTTTTTCCTTCTTTTTCTTCTCCCAACATACTCAATATCTTTGATTTTTTAGATTTAGTAAAAGATTCACTCAATGGAGCATCTCCCTCACCACCCGATGGAGGGGTTGCGGGTGCTCCACCCATATCCATTCCACCACCTGCGTCTTCAGTACCCATAGCACCAGCGGCTTCTAATTTTTGTCTTTCCTCTTCTGAAATACCATATTTGGAATCCACATCGTCAAATACACCAGAACGTTTAATTACATTTTGTGTATTCGTTAACTCAAATCCCATCGCTCTTTCAAGACGTTGTTGTTGTAAGTCTAATATAACTTCGGAATCACTCATACCAAGTATATTCTTTTTAGCCCATGTATGTGAAACAGGTAAGATACCCACTTGAGATTGGTCAGATGTCGCATCTTTATACAATGTAATTTTTTCTTTCCACTGTTCGATTTTTAATAAATCAGATTGTGCTGAAGGATTAGTTAATGATAAAGAAAAATTATTTAACTCATCTTCTAAACCTAAAAGATATAAATGTACTAATGCAATTTTATTTAATTCTTGAATAACAGATTTTTGAATTCTGTTAATTGTTCTTGCAAAACGAATATCCATTAATGCTAAACTCTTACCTTCACCAACAACCTCCTCAAATCCTAAGAATGCTTTTGGAATACGTAATGCCGCCAATAATTTCTTTTGGATATATTCAATATCTGCAATTTCACCTAAATTTTGTGCTCCAGGTAAAGTTTCAATTGGATTACTTTGTGCTGGGTCACGAACAGGAATGAAATAATCTTGGTCTACAGCCATTTGATTATATCTCATATCTACGTTACCATTACGTGGGTCTGAAACCTGATCTCTTTTAAATTTGTTTGCAACACGTTGTACATATGGTTCGATATCTTTATCGTCCATATTACCAACGAATACTTTGAATACACGTCTTTCAGGTGCTCTTGATGTTCTGTAAATTAACATCGCATCTTCAGCAAGTAAAAGTTGTTTCCAAATTCTTCTAATCTTATCTAACATAGAAGTACCGTATGGTAACTTTCTATCATCACCTAATAATCTAAAGTGAGCAATTTCCCACGCTTGGAATTCTAAATCTTTATTCTTCCAAGTAAATCTTAATTCTCTTGTTGGTACTTTAATATCAGTATAAGAGTTTGGTGTTTTAGATGCTGCACCTTCAATTCTTTCAATCTCAATATTTGGTAATTGTTGACAACCAACAACTCCTTTTTCAGGGTCTATTTTTAAATAAACAAAATCATCACCATACTTACAAAGACCTCTAGTCCACATTTGTAAGTTTGTATTAACATCTAATTTGTTATTGAATAAATCATCTAATATATTTTTAACTCTATCTGAATCTGAAAATATTGTTAATATTTGTCCTTTCTCAGACATGGTTGTTGATTCTTCAGCGTAAATGTCTAACGCCGCAGATATCTCAGGAGTAAACTCCATAGATTCATAATCGTAATATGCCGATAATCTATTTGGTTCGTAGTAAACAGATTGGTTGTAAAGTGATTGGTCTAACTTAGTCCATTTATCTGCAATGTATTGACTCTGTTGAGCTTGTAACATTGCCTTTTCATACTCTTCTCTACTGTCTGTTTTTAATATTTCATCTTTATTGAAATTGAACGAAGGTGGAGCGACATTTTTTTGTTTTGCTTGATTTGGATAACCAAACACCTTTGTTAATCTCTGAAAGACGGTAAGATTCTGTTCTGCCATGTATATAAATACTTTTCTTTATAATATAAACTAAATTATTGATAAATGGAATCTTATTTTGACTTACCAAATAACCACATATGTTCTCTATAAGCGTCCTTTGATATATTCATATTGTTATTTGGGTGATATAAATTTTGATTATCAATACCCATAGAACCTATTTGGTCAAACGCGGTACCATAAGAGTAAAAAGATTTATTAGGTTCATACGACCTTTCAGACATTGTCCAAGATTCCAACATCGCTTTATTAGCGGATTCGTTCTTTTTCAATTGGTTGAAGCACATATCTGCAGCGTATAACGCCATCGACATACTCATAATTGAGTCATCATGTGCACCCTTCATGTGGTCGGGTCTACCATTCATATAAACAAACGTATTGAGTTCGTTTAACAATCTACTTGACCTAACACTAAATCCTTTTCTAAGTTGCTCCTCAAATGCCGCAACTATTTGGGTTCTTTTATTATTGAAATTTATACCAGGAATTTTATCCATCGCCTTTTTGTTCCATTCCCATATGTTTTGGGTGTTTATCCCATCAATGTATAGATTTTTATATTGCATTTCCTGTAACTTTCTAGATGTTGCTACACCCATACCACCGGTAATGTCAATAACAATGTATGCTTCATATAAGATACCCCATTTATATGCGACCGCCGCCAAATCATCTGGTGGTATTTTACCAATGTATTCTGCAACTTGTTCTCTTTCATCAAAGTCAATGATATTAATTGATGAGAAGTCTTCACTATCTCCTCTACTAACATCAACACCCATAATATAACGATGACCCTCAACTGGTTCTTTCCAATGCCAAAAGGTACCTTGCATGTACTTCTCTTTAGGGATACGAATCATATTTTTAGCAATATTCTCTTGAATATCACCAGGAATTACCCCATCTCCTGAACCTAAGAAATCACATTCCAATTCCTGAGCAATCTTACGTCTATCGTATTTAAATTTCTTAGACATAGATTCAAACCAAGAAGAATATGGTTTATAACCTTGTTCTATATATTCGTTATATTTCTCAGGATCAAAATCCTTCATTATAACTTCCTCATCATTATATTGTTCTCTATTCAACATATAATGACAAATATCTTGACATTTAACCCAATGTAAATCTTTGGTGTAACGAGGGTCTTTAAACCACCTTAAATCTGTTATATGGAAATCATTGATTCCACGTAATGCTTGGTCATAAACACCATAATAGATAGGGTCATAACCATTTGGGGTTGAGATAAGAATAATCTTACCACCCGTTGATAGGGACGCCATAGATGCTGCCCAAAAATCTTCTCCCGCTTCAATATAAGCAGCCTCATCAAATACAAGTATGGTTGGTGTGTAACCACGTAACGCATCCGCAGATGTTGCAACTGCTTTAACCTCACAACCGTTATTTAACCTAAATCTACTTTCTGAGTTTTTATCTGGCGAAAAACCAACATTAATCCATTCAGGCCATTGTTCAATAAAGTGTCTAACCTTATTAGCCATCTCCACCGCGGTATCACGTTTGTTCGCAATTAGTAGAACTCTCTCAGGTTCACTTTCTTTGGCAGTCTGTAATTTTTTAGAAATCCAAGCTGCGGTAACCGTAGTAACCCCCGCCTGTCTATATTTTCTAGTTATGTTTTCATTGTAATTTTCATAATCCTGAATCAATTGAATTTGGTCAGGGAATAATTCTAATGGAACATATTTTTTTTGAGTATTATCATAGGTTTGCAAATATGTTTTTAATGCATATGGTGCATCCTTCATAATCTTTGCATACTCTTTTAGTTGTTCTATTTTGGAATTCATATATATAAATACAAAAAAAAAAGGAGGTTTAAAACCTCCTCATATTATTCTTTAGGTCTGTCTAATCCTAATTCTTTATAAATGTCATAATCATCATCATCGTCATCATCTTTAGACAATGAAATACCCGGAATGCTTGATATAAAATCCATTAATTCGTCCGATTCAATTTCATCTGACATTGTTTCTAACTCATCGTTAAATTGATTCATCGTTTCCTCATAATCTTGTTGATTGAACATTTGTTGAATTGACGCCATTAAATCCGTCATTAAACGTTTTCCATTTTCACTATTACTAACAACTTCTTTCATTAAAACTAAAAATTGTTTAGCTGGTAATTGGAAAATGTGCATTAACATGTAATTCTGTAATTGTTTACCATTTTCTAAAATTACTTCGTCGGGAAACTGTCCTCTAATTCTATCCCATATTGCAGGTCCTAAAAGTAAAGTCCACATTTCTTTTTCTAATGTACTTTCTAACTTTTGAGCTTGTTGGTACATCTCTCTATCTTGTGGATTTGTATATTCTCCAGGTTGTCCGTGACTACCTAATATTTCAAAAACACCTTTAATTAATTCATGTATTAAAACTGGAAAATTAATTCCTCTTGCAACAACTTTAACTTTTTGTTCTTCTTGTTCACCACCTTCTTCACCACCCTCATCTCCAGTTTCTCCTGTTTCATCATCACCAGGAAATTCAGTCTTAACCTTACCTGCAACACTATCAGACGCACCTTTAATCATTGAAGGACTAAATTGCCAATAGTTTGCATCGTTAACTGACATCATTACACCGTAATCGTTATATAATTCATCAGAACCCGTAATCTCTCTAAGTTTTTCACCAACAAGTTGGTACATATAATGACCTCTTTTTGAAGCCCCTTGAATAATACTATTAATTAAAGATAATTTTGCTCTTTCTAAATCTAATTGTTTTAAATCGATGTATAATTCCTCTTCAACTTCTTGATTTTCAGGATTTATCTGAGGTTGTTGATTATTATCTTCCTCCTCATCGTCGTCCTCAACATCAACCTCATCCGGATTTTGTTCAGGTCCCTGTTCTCTATTGAAATCAGATTTATCAATTTCATTCATTCCAATAATTTTAGCATCAAATTCAACTTCATCACCAATTCCCATTTCCTCTTTAACAATTTCTATTGCTAATTGCTCTAACGCCTCTCTATGCGTTGATTCAAGTCTAATAATATTATTATGAGCAGTATACATCATTGTCAATAATGGACCCATTTCAGTACCATCTAATGTACCTTGATAGTTTGTGTATTGTCTAACATTATTAACAATTTGTCTATATCTTTCAGAAGCCAAAAGTTCTTGGAAATTTTGGTTTGGTTCGTTTCCTGTTTTAGGAAAAGGTATTTTTTTTAAGGGTGTATCTCCTGAAGCCAATTTAGCTTGTAAATCGGGATTTGGTCTATCAGCAGTATCAAAATCCATTGCCATCTCTTTTAAATTTTCGTTAATTAAAGATAACAAATTTTTCTTAGATAATTTCATATTTTCAAATTATTTTTTATCTCCCTTAGTTGTTGCTTTAGGGAAAGGATTAACTTTAGGTCCAGGTTTAAGTGGAGATTTAGGTTTATTTGGTTTAGTACCAGGATTAACCTTTGGTTTACTCGGTGCAATTTTTGGATCATCTTCCCTCAACGCTTTAGGATTAGGATTTACCTTTGGTCCAGGTTGGAATGGTGTTTTAGGTTTGTTAGGTTTTGTACCCGGGTCAACCTTTGGTTTGCTTGGTGCAATTTTTGGACCATTTCCAACAATAGCTTCATATGTCATGAATTCAGGAAGGCCATTATGTCCTGTTTTTACATTTGGACCATACTGGTGTACTTCTGATTCGTTTAATTTAATATTGATTAATTCCATAATTTCGTTTTTTGATGTAAAACTATGAAAATTTTCTTCTGCTAATGTATTAACCCATTTTTTTATCTTTTTAGACTCGTCCATATGTGTGTGATCACATTTACAATCTTTTACTGATTCTCCACAACTATCACATTTCTTACCCTCTTTAACTTCTTTTTTCTGACCCTTTAATATTTTAAAATCTTGACCATCAATTTTACCATTGTGGTTTTTGTCTAATTTCTTTTGATTACCTTTTAATTCTTCAGAAACTTCTCCTTCCTCACCAACAAGTTTAATATCTTGTTTTTTAGCTAAGTTTTGTAATGCTGCACTTTTTGATAAAGCATCGGCCGTAGTTGTAATAGCTTCACCTAACATTCTGTTGGCTAAGTTACTAAGTTGTTTATCTGTGAATTTTACCAATGTCTTTTCTGACATTCCTTCTTTGATTAATTTATCAACTAATTCTGACCTTTTCATATTTCTTTGAATTTTATTTCCTCTTTTATAAGAAGATAACTTCTAATTTTTAATTTTTTTGTAACACTATCAATTGATTCACCAAATTTAAATGTTAATCTTTCACTATCTGAATCAATGTCAAATTTCTCCCAAGCCATTGCGACTACACCATCTACAGCATCAATAACTCCGAAATAATCGGAGTCTTGAACTAATTCTAATTGTAAATCTGTATTTTTTAATAATCCAACTAAATCAACATATTCAATCTCAGGTGATTTAGGTTGTGATGATGCGGATGCGGGTATAATAAACCACCCATCCATGTCAATTTCAGTACTTTTACTAAAGATAAATTCGTACTGTTTTTGACCTTTATAATCAGAACCTATTTCATTGACATAGATAAGATGCATTTTATTTAAAGTATTTACTTAATTTTTCACTAATAGCTTGATTAATATCGTTTTTAATTTCGTCTAAATCAAGTTCTTGAACGTCATCTTCATAAGACTGTCCTTCACTTGCTTCAATGTCTGCAAATTGACTTAAATCCAATTCATTGGTATCTTCTTCACCAATTGGCGACTCAATAAAACTATTCAATAAATCCATAGTCTCGCCTAAGTCTTCGTCACCGGTTACCGGCTCTTCAGCAGGTACCTCATCTTCTGCAGATGGTTCAGCAATTGGTTCTTCTCCACCCATTTCATCTTCCTCTCTTTCGAATTTTTTAGCAATGTCTTCAATATCCTCATCGTCTAATTTATCTAAATCAACGGCAGAAATAATCATGTTTAAAATGTACTTGATATCATCACTTTCCATTTTATCCTGTAAATCTCTTAACTCTTGTCCTAACTTACCTGCAAATTTTTGAGCTTCAGCCATATAATCAGAACGTTTTCCTTCTACTCCCATTTCTTCTCCACCCGCTGGTGGTAATTCACCCATTGGTTCCTCAGCAGGAACATCTCCCATTGGCTCTTCAGCCGCAGGTGGAACATCCATACCAGCATCAGGAGCCATAGGTGCATCCATAGAAGGTTGTGCCAATGGAGACTCATCTTGTGGTTTTGTTTGTTTTAAAACATATTTTGTAGCCTCTTGCAAGTCTTCTTGACCTTTTAAAAGATCTAATCTTTTAAATGCTTCAGCATATGATGAAAATTTATTTTTGTTCTTCATAAACATACCACCAATGTAATCAAGAGAACTTTCGTTTAACCCCTTTTTTACATAGTATCCGTCTTTTTCTTTAACGATACCGTAAACACCCCCATTAGTTGATTCTTTCACTAATTCGGATTTTTTAGTTGATGGTTGGTTATTGTTGTAGTAGGTTAACTCGAGAATTCTTTTTAATTTGTCATCTCCGTTAAGTTTTTCACTACCAAGTGGTTTTAAGTCTGCCATTTTATTAATTGTTAGATATACTTATTCTTATCCTATAAATACATTGATATAGGGAAAAAAATAAGGTTCTTTATTGTGTTATGGATAATTTCTTATCTACAAGTGTTGTTTTTAGTTTTAATAATTTCTCAATGTACCCATTTCGTCTAAGTAATTTAAAGGTCAAGTTTTCATAAGAATACTCCCCTCCTGATTCTAAACCACTTTGTCTAAATTCTTTTAATTTCTTTCTTAATTCATCAATTGATTCAATCGGTCCCCCTTTTTTGATAAGTAAATCTATTTTCTTCATATATTCTTCAGATTTTTGAAGAATCATCTTATCGTCAATATTAGATTTAACCTTATCTGGTTCAACAATCCACTTATTGTTTAGAATAGAATAAACACCTGAAGATACGTGTTCTTCATCAACATCTTGGACATACAACTCAACATCGTATCCTTTGATAATAATGTTGTGTTTTTCATTCCACACGTTTTTCTTAGCGTCAAAAAATTCTTTTAGTAAGTCTAAATTATAATCCGTTTCTTTAAAATCAATTAAAATATGTAGGTCTACGTCTGAATAGTTTGACCAATTGTAGTTTGCTAAAGAACCTGTAAGAACTATATCATGAATAAAAAATTCAATACCGAGACTATCAATAAAATCATTTGATATCTTTAGTAAATTTTTTCGAATATCCTCACGCATAGAAAACTTACCATCAGACCCTTCGAAAATTTGTTCCGATAGTGAATCTTTTGATTTGAAAGACTTGATAATTTTCTTATCTTCTTCCTTATCCTCAATCAGTTCTTCAAATAAACTCATCCTTTTTTAGTAAACTTATAACTTCTGGCGATATTCTCGTTGAAGTACTTTCCTTGTGATTCAGCAAGTCTAAACTTAGTGAACTTGGACCAAGGAACTTTATTATACTCATAAATAGCACCATTATTAAAAGTCACAGTTAAATCCTCATTTTCTGTATTAAATGAGGCCGATTTTAAATTAGACGAATTGATGGTAACGTCAATCATCTTTCCATTAATTGTTTCTGAAATTATTCCCATAATATTATTGTTTTAGTACTATAATATAAACAATAAATATCAAATAAAAAACCCCCGATGAGTCGGGGGTGATAAATTAAAAATTCTTTTTTAATTGATTGATGAGTTTATCACTAAGATATTCCTTTCTTTTTGTACTCTTAACTTCAGGTTCATTAAATTTATTACGAATTGATTCGTCATCGGTACTTTTAAGAAGTTTAATGTTGACTTGTTCAATATGGTTACGTTTCATTAAATTTTTATTCATTATATTTTCTTTATTATAAGTATAAAAAAACCCCGTTTTCACGGGGTTTAGTTTAATTAAGAGAAATTTGTCTCTCCAATGACTTTTTCCTATCAATAGGTAAAGTAAGTTCAAGAACTCCGTTTTCAACCTTACCAATGATATCTTTTTCCTTCACGTCATCGGGTATATTATAGGAT